ATGCTTTTTATAGTCTTTGCAGAATACATCTTTATCGATATTTTGACCTGCATCAAGATACATCGCATTGATTTTGTTAAATTCCTCTTCTGGTACTTGAAAACCAACTCTTTCTTCAAATTCGTGCTGTAACATATCTATTATTATTTTAAGTGAAATACCTATTAAGTATCTGTTTTATGCTTGCAAAGATATAGCCTATTTTGATTATAGGCAACAAAAATCGCAAGAAAAGTGCTTGAAATTTAGGAAAAAATGACTACTAATGTTATAACAGTGTGATTACCACATAAATAATTTTTTGCAAAATTCTTGGTGCTTTATAGGCACTTTCGAGAAATTCTTATTACTTTTGCGTGGAGATAGTACACACTCTTAAAAAATATATCGCAAAATGAAAAAGAAATTTATTAAGCTCTTATCCGAAAAATGCAAGGATATGGGATTAACAAGTAAGGCACTCGAAGAGCTGAGCGAACTCGGTTCTGAGGGTCTTGCCGATGATGCCTCTGACGAAGACATCAACGCAAAAGTGGATTTGCTTGTGCCTTTCGCTAAATCTATGCAAGCGGAAATCACAAGAAAGACTCGTGGTCAAAAGCCTAAATCAGTCAAAACGCAATCTAATGAAGAGGGCGATGATGAGGGAGGCAATGGCGGTGATGATGTGCCTGAGTGGTTCAAAAAGCAGATGAAGTCTTACGATAGCCGATTACAGGCATTGCAGGACGAGAATGATGCTTTGAAAGCTGAGAAAGTAAAGACCACTCGTGATGCTGAAATCGCTGCAAAGGCTAAGAAGCTCGGTATTCCTGAGTATCTGATGAAGAGAGTCTCATTCGCTGAGGATGCAGACATCGACAAAGAACTTGCGGACTACAAGCAGGAATTAGTCAACAACAATCTCGTGCCTAAGGAGCAAGCGCACGAAACAGGCACTACCGAGGCAGCTATGAAAGAGGCTGCAAAGTCTTGGGCTGAGAGCCTGCCTAACAAGTAAGCTCCTATTTTTTAACCTCAAAAACAGATTGTAAAATGGCTATTGATTTCAAGAAAACAGCAGTCAAGGGACACACTCCCGAAATTTGGCGTGGAGAGTGTAAGATTTTGCCTGGCGGTTTCAAGCCTGTGCAGAGTTTCCCTATTGAGACGGTCTTGCATCGAGGTACTCCTATCTTCGTTGATTTCGCTGCGATGAGTGCAGCTGTATGTAAGACCGCTAAGGTTCTTGCAGGAGGCACTACTACCGCATTCCGAGTAGCGAAAGGTCATCTCTTCGCTGTCGGCGATGTAGTAACCAAGAATGGAGACGGTGCTTCGACTCCTACCATCAAATCAATCGACACCACGAATGCGGACTACGATGTAATCACTCTGTCGGCTGCCTACACAGGTCTTGCAGCAGATGATATTGTCGTAGAGTCTGAGGCAGTAGAAGAGGGTAAGGCTTCTGCAAAATACGAGCCTAATATGGTTGTCGGTGCAGTGAAAGAGTTTAATGGCAAAGGTCTTCCTACTATCGATGCAGCTTACGAGGCGGTAGTTCTCTATCCGAGTCTGAGCTGCCCTATTCTCGATGAGTGGAAGAATGGCGTTTGCCTCAAGTCTAACCCGAACATTTTGTTCATTAAGCAGTAAACGCTATGGCTGAATTACTTTATAGCTCAATTTTCGGCGACTTGACAAAGAATGTTCAGGTTCGCTTTGATGCGGCTTCGGAGCTTAACAAAAAGCTCTTCGATAATGTAATCTTCGAGCGTTTCCTTGATTGGGATGTACCGACTATCGGTCTCGACTTCGAGGAACTCATCGGACAGTACAATATCACGGTAGCCGCTCCTACTATCGGCGATAACTCGAAAGAGGCTATCCTCGGTACTGAGGGTCTCGAAACGGTTAAGGAGCGTATCTTGAACCACGCAATCACTCTGCCTATGACTATTCAGGATTATCGCAAGATTTTGCAAATCCTCGATAGTAAGTCTTTGCCTGATAAGGTCAAGACTCAGCAGCTCGTGAATTTGATGTGGGGCAATGTGCAGACCACCGTTAGCTCTGTCCTCGCAAAGCTTGATATTCTCTTCCTCCGTCCTCTCTCTAACGAGGGTAAGGTGGAGCTTGACGATACCATCAACCCTGAGGGCGGTGTTCGTGGCGTAATCGACTTCAATCAGCCTGCGGAGAATATCGCTTCATCTAAGACCGCTTGGACGGACGATAATATCGCTACGGTAGATTGTTTCGAGGATGTTCAGGGTATCATCGATGCAGCTCAGGATAAGGCTGTATTCGGCAAAATCCTCTGCGCTCCGAGCCTTATCTCGTATATGTGCCGAAGCAAGAAGATTAAGCAGATGATTTGGGGTACTGATAAATCTTCTAAGATTGTTCAGTTGAAAGACCTCAATGAGTATATGCAGGAAAACAACTTCCCTATCTTCGAGACTATCCGCAGACAGGTTCGTATTCAGAATGGCAAGAACCGTACTCCTTATTCTCCTTGGAACGCCAAGAATATGGTATTTATTCCTGACGGTAAGCTCGGCGTTGTTAAGAACGCTTGGGCGAACAATGAGATTAAGCCTGAGAATGGTGTTGCTTACTCTAACTACGGTCGTATTCGTGTATCTCAGTGGGGCGTTGGCGAAACTCAGGGTTCTAATGGCGTTGAGTTCACTAAGGCTGAGGTTCTCGCTCTTCCTGTGATTACCGAGATGAACGGAATTTACACCCTCAAAACGCAGCAGTAATCGGTATGGACAATCTGAAAGCATTAAGAAGTATGTGCAATGCAATAGCAAGCACATTCTATCCCGATAACGCAACTATCGAGCTGATGCTTTTCAATGAGGGTATCGACCCAAAGGCTGAGGCTACTCCGAAAGATGCAAACCTCTTTCGGGTAGCTGTCAGCTTGGTTAAAGGATATATCGAAAGTAGTCGTTCAGAGAATGGCGTTTCGGTCTCTGTCCGTTCGGAAGATGCAATCAAAGAGAGTATCAGGTATTACTGCGGTATCTATGGTCTTGATGCTGAGGAAATCTTATCTGATGATATGCGAATAATTGAGGACGGTAGTAATCTATGGTAATATGAGGACAAACGGCACATTACAATATCAGATAACAACCGAGGGAGGTCTTAATGAGTTCGGCGAGCCTATCAAGGCTCAGACCACTTGGAGCGAGGCGATACCCTGCTCAATCAAGACCAATAAAGATACCCGAAAAGGTAAATACGAGGACGGAGAGTTTAGGCAAGCATCATTTATCATCTTGATAGAGCTTGAAAAATTCCCTCATAATCGTATCAAACTTGAAAGGTTAGGCGAAGGCCTCGGCGAGTACTCGGTATTGTCTGCCGAGCCTCTTACTACCGTAGGGAGAACTCAGATAATGGTATAGCGGAATGGCAAAAACGGTTACTCATCACGGCAAATATAAAGGAGTCATAGTCAGTAAAACCGATATGCGTAAGCTCAGAGAGGGGTTACAGGCTAAGATGAAAGATATTGTCGATTTTCTCGTATTTCGCCTTTCTCAAATAGGCGAGGAATGCGTCAAAATAGCTCGTGAGAGAGGAAGCTATGGTGATGATACTGGCAATCTGAGGTCATCTATCGGTTATGTAGTTCTCTATGACGGAAAGCCTGTGAAATATGGAGTACCTGAGCAGTATAGTGGTAAAAAAGGGAATGGTGCAGACGGTCCTCCTGCCGCAGAAGCTCTATTACAAAAGCTACAAGCGAAATTCCCTTGGGGAGTGGTCTTGATAGTATGTGCGGGAATGAAGTACGCAGCTTATGTCGAGGCGGTTCATCATAAAGATGTACTCACATCGGCAGAACTCGAAGCAGAGAAACTCGTAAATCAACTACTTAAAGGATATTTGGCATAATGGCAATAAAGACAGAAAATCAGATAGAGAGAGATTTCTTTACTTTCGTCAAAGGGAGTAGGCTCGGTGAGGCTATTCTTGGCGGTATATACCGTTCAGGAATGAGACCAGTCGATGCTAATACTGAGGATTTGGTTATCAAGTTCCTTGCAGGGATTGATGAGCAAGTGCAGTCGGGAGTGGTAATCTTTAATCTGTATGTTCCTGATATTCCATACTCAGACGGTCGTATGGTAAAGGATATGAACCGTATCGGAGAGTTAGAGGAGCTTATTCTTGATTTTGTCAATAATGCAGGAGATACCGAGTATTGGCTTATGACCGATGTTACACCTACCACAATGCGTAATGAGGAGATAGAGCAGCATTTTATCTATGCAAGAATTAAGTTTAAACGTATAACCGAATAAATCAACAAGATTATGGCAAAGAAAATCGTAATGTCGTGGTCGAAGTGTAAAATCGAGGTCGGTAAGACAGGCGAGAACGATGCTATGGCTGATACTCTGACCAATGTCGGAACTATCAACGATAAATCGACAACCCTTGCAACCGAAGACGGAGAGACTTTGACCGCCACTGCAACAGGCGGTATCGTGATAGCTGAGGAGGAGGGCGAACCTACCGTAACTATCACTACTCGTGTCAAGGAAATGGACTTCGATAAGGAGGCTATGTTTACAGGTGCAGTCACTTCTCAGGAGGGCGATGAGCTTACCGTAAAGACTAATGTCGTTAGCGGCGAGTTCTCTGTAAAACTGACTCCTAAGAATATCGGAGCAATCGGTATCAAGGCTCGTAGAACGAGCGTAAAGTTCCGTCCTGGCAGTTCGGAGGAAGAGGGTTCTTATGTGGACTTGACTTTCAAAATCCTTGCTTGCGAAGATGGAGAACTTTACAAGAAGTTCCGAGTTAAGCAGACCGATTGGGCGACAACCTAATATCCTACAAGGATTGACGAGTGGAATAGACACCCTTTTACGGTTTGGGAGGAGAAAACCGTATATCGTGAGGTGGAGCAGTGGTAGCTCGTTGGGTTCATATCCCAAAGGTCGGGGGTTCGAGTCCCTCCCTCGCAACTAAATATATTTATTCGTTATGGATATGACTATCGAACAAAAGGTCGCTTCTACTATCCTCGAAAAAGAGATTGGAAGCATCGAGATAGAGGGAGAAGTTTATAAGATTGCTCCTCCCTCTATTGCTACACTTATCATTGTATCAGAACTCATCTCAACTCTCCCTGTGGTGGAGATTGTGCCGAAAGAGAAGATTACCTACTCGGTATTGCATCACGCTCGCTTCTTCAAGCCTCTTGGCGAGATTGCCGCAGTACTCATTTTGGGAGCAAAGAACCTCAAAGAGACTCAGACTCGCACGATGATTAAAAAGAGGTTTTTCGGTCTTTGGAAAAAGGAAGTGAGGTATCAGGTAGAGGTTGATAAGAAAGCAGAATTAACGAAGATTATACTCGAAAATATGCGACCCTCTGTATTATTTGATGTAGTCGTTAAACGCTTAAATACATTGGAGATAAAGGATTTTTTCGGTATTACCACTTCCCTAAGCGAGGCAAACATTCTCAAACCAACAAAGGAAGTGGTGGATTAAACGATAGTATCTGGGCAACCGTTCTTGGCGTAGCTAAGACCTTTAATGTAACAAAGGAATATGCTCTGTATGATATAAGCTTTGCAAATGCTCATTTATTCAGCAGGGCGATGCCGATGCCGGGCGACAAAGATGATAGCGAGGATAGACCTCTCTATGACGATAGTAAGGATGCCAACAATCCCGATAATTATAACAAATTCAATTTTGAAGACGAAGAGGTAGTAAGAGTATGAAACAAGATGACGGTACTTTAAGTTTTGGAACAGCGATAGACCTCACAGGATTTGATGAGGGTATGTCCGCTATGGAGTCAAAGGTTAGTAATCTCGGTTCATCGGTAGAAGCCGAAAGCTCGAAGATTATTCAAGCTTTGCAGAATATCCCTACACTTAATATCGATATTGTCTCCAATGCCGCAGAGTCTTTATCTACCATTCAAACAGCCTATGATGAAATAGACCGAGTTGTCGATGCTAACGGTGCTGCTATTCGAGAACTCGAAAATGAATATAAGCGTCTCTCTGAGGTTGAAAAAGAGGCGATGAGTAATAATGCCGATGCAGGGCAAATCGAGGCTATAAAGCAAGAAAAACAAGCAATAGAAGAGGTTATCGCAGTTCGTCAGCAAGTAATCGAAGAGGCAGGACGAACCGCCGATGCTCTTTTGCAGACTGAGCAGCGATTAAAAGCTGAGGCTCTCGCTATGAATGAGGGTGCAATGTCAGCCGAGCAGATGCGACAGAAGCTCGGCGAGATTGGTGCGGCTTGTATGAAGCACGAGACTGACCTCGAAAATCTCGAAAAAGAGTATTATGAAATTCATAATGCTATGGGTAGGGCTTTCAATTCGGGGAATGATGCAGAATACAATGCTCTTCGCCAAAAAGAGGCTTTGCTTAAAAAGGAAATCAACACCCGAAAGAAACTCCTTTCAGAACTTCGTAATCAATCTGATGTATTAGAGCAGAACGCATCGAAGATAGAGAAGAATACCGAGACTACGAAAAAGAATGAAACCGCTCAGGTATCTATCAGAACCCGACTCCGTCAGCTCAGAGAGGAGCTTGTCGCTATGGAAGCGGCAGGACAGCGTGGTACTGCTCAATATGAGGCGATGAGAGCCGAAGCTGCAACTCTTACCGACGCTTGGGCGGATGCTACCACTCAGGCAAATATACTCGCTCACGACCAAAGAGGTATGCAGGGTCTCATATCAGGTCTTACAGGCGTATCGGGAGCTTTTGCAGCCGCTCAGGGTACTATTGCTCTTTTCGCAGGAGAGAATGAGGATTTGCAGAAAATTATGCTCAAAGTGCAATCTCTTATGTCTATCACTATGGGATTGCAGCAAGTACAGCAGACCTTGAATAAAGACTCTGCTTTCACTCTCGTTACCCTCAATGGTCTTAAAGAGTGGTGGAATAAACTCCTTGCTATCGGGGCAGGAGAGCAAGCGGCAGAAGCAACAGCCACAGCCGCCAATACCGCAGCTCAGTTAGCGAACACCGCCGCAACTCAGGCTGATACAGCGGCTCAGACCGCCAATAATGCAGCAACGGCAGCAGGGACTGTGGCTCAGGGTGCGAATACCGCAGGACAGGTCGCTAATACAGGTGCAGCAGTAGCAGGAACAGCCGCAAATATCGGTCTTGCAGGAGCATTCCGAATGGTCGGTGCAGCGATTAAATCTATCCCTGTATTCGGTTGGATTGCTGCCGCTATCGGTGCTATTATCGGTGTGGTATCTCATTTTATCGGAAAAGCCAACGAAGCTGATAAAGAGTTAGAGGAGCAACAGGAGCTATTGGAAGAGTCTCGCAAGGCATATCTCAAAGCATCTGTCGAGATTGAGGATTACACTCGTAAGATTGAAGATTTCAACGGTACATCAGAGCAGGAAAAGCATCTTGTTGATGAACTTAACTCTAAATATGGCGAGCAAATGGGATATTGCTCAACTCTTGCCGAATGGAAAGTACAGCTCCAACAGAAAGGCAAGGCATATTGTCAGGTTCTGATGCTCGAAGCTAAGGCACAAGCTATCCTCAATAAATATACCGAGGCTTATGTAAATCTTTTAGAGGTAAAAGATAAAGCAGAGAAAGGCGAGTTTGACCGTTGGTATCGAACTAAGAAAGGAGACCAAAAGGCTCGCAGTGAGGCTATATCAGAAGCTCAGGCTGAGGTTAATAAATGGGAGAGTCAGTATAAGACTTTACAACAACAGATACTTGATTTCAAAGAGGATAATGACCTAAATTTCCATATCGACCCGAAGACAAATAAACCTACATCTACTACTCCGACTTTCGACCCGAAGAAAGCCGCACGAGCAGAGAGAGAGGCTGTCAATGATTGGAAAGAGGCAATGAAACGCTTTCTGAAAGATGCAAATGAGGAGATTACAGAGTATCAAATCGAGATTGCAGGAGATGGTCTTACTCGTGAGCTTAACGATATAGCCTATGCTACGCATCGCAAGAAAGAAGCTTGGAAGCAGCAACTTCGAGACCTTGCCGATGTTCGTAAACAGGCTTTCAAAGATTATTATATGGCTCAGGAGGGTGCAACCGAGGAGGGTTGGGAACAATCCAAGCGAGGCAAGATGACTACTGATGACTATGTCAAGGAATTACTCGGCGACCCGAAAGTTGCCGAAGAGTTCTATCGTGTCCTGAACGCATATACCGAGCAGGGAGAGCGACAAATGGCTGAGGTTCGTCAGCAATATACAGACGATTGGATTGAGCAATTCGGCACAGCAGAGCAGAAGAGTGAGGTTATACTGAGAAAGTGGACTAATATCATAAACTCTATTCCTGAGGAGTTTCGCAATGAAGCCCTAAATCAAATGGAGGCTGAATTATCTGCTTTGGATTTTGAGAATTTCAAAGCATCGATAAATTGGGATAGTGTCTTTGGCGACCTCGGCAATCAGTCATTACAGAGCTTGCAGTATAATCTCCAAAAGATACAGGCTGAGTTTGACCGAACCAAAGGCTCAATGAGCGTAACAGAGATTAAAGATTATCAGGAGGCTATTTCAAAACTTGAAAATGAAATCGCCTCTCGTAATCCTTTTGCCGCTTTCCATAAGTCGCTCAATGATATTTCTACATCAAAGACCGAGTTTGTAAATGCTATGACAGAGTGGAAGACCGCTCAGGATGAGCTGACTCTTGCTAAGCAGACCTATAATGAGGCTCTCGCTCGTGAGCAGGAATTGCAAGCTCAGGTCGATAATGGAACTCTCGCAGAAAGTTCTCAGGAGTATATCGATGCCATCGAGGCAACACGAAAAGCGAAGAGCGACCTCAATGCCGCTACCGATAAAGAACAGAAAGCAGAGCAGAGAACCCTCACCGCTCGCAATAATATCACTGTTGCTTATAAGCGTTTCGCAACTGACCTCAAATCTTGCACAGGAGTAGTTACAGGATTGGGCGATAAAGCTAAGAACCTTGCTGCTGTATTCTCTGATGATATTGCAGACGGTATCGGCAAGGCAATGGATTTTATCGATGATATTATGGGGGCGACCTCTGATGTTATCTCTGCTATCGGAGATGTCGGAAAGGGTGTCGCTCAGGGAGTAGAAAGTACCGTTGCTGCAACTGCTCAGGGTGCAACCGCAGCAGCAGCGACAGGTGCAACCGCCATTTCGACCATTGAGAAAGCATCGGTTATCCTTGCAGTTATTTCAGCCGCCTTACAGGTGGCCACCGCTATTGCTAATCTCTTCAATAATGATGATGATAAGCAGAAAGAGATTGAGAACTTACAACGCCGCATCGACCAACTGCAATGGGAACTCGATAATGCAGAGGCAGTCAGATTGCAGAATAAGGTCGGCGATGCAGTTGAGCGTTTGAAGAATATCTACGCCGATACTACTAAGGAAGTTCTTGATTTACATCTGACCACTCAGCAGAAAACCAATCAATGGACGAGATATTTCGCTCAGTTGGTTTACTCGTCAGAGATATATCAGAAGTCTATTGAAAAGATTGCTGATGCTTATGCTTCAGTCGGATATACCGCCGATAAGGCTCTCGGAGAGGATAAGTATAAAGAGTCTCGCAAGCAGCTTGAAAATCTTGCCGAGCAACAGATATTGTTGCAGAAGCAGATAAACGCCGAGGAGGATAAGAAGAAGACCGACCACGGAAAGATTGAGGAATGGGAGCGTCAAATCGCCGAACTCTCGGCAGAAATGGCAGCTATCATCAACGAGATGCTTGAAGAGATTATCGGCTTCACATCTGAGGACTTAGCAACCGAACTCGGCAATGCTTTCGTAGAGGCAGCTGCTAAGGGCGAGGATGCTATGGAGGCGTGGAGAGATAAGGTTAATGAGATTATCGCCGATGTAACGAAGCGTATGCTCATTACCAAGTTCCTTGAAGAGCCTCTCGGTCAAATCTTCGATAAATACAAAAAGAAATGGTTTGGAGAAGATGGAAACTTCAAGGGTATAGATGTAGTTCTCGACTCGATGACGGGTTTTTCAAATGATTTGAATGCTGTTGGAGAGGGATTTCAAGAAATATGGAATAGCCTCCCCGACAATGTTAAAGAGTGGTTTGGAGGCGATGCGGAGCGTGAGGCGGTACAGAAAGGTATTGCGACTGCATCTCAGGAGAGTGTCGATGAGAATAATGCTCGTGTTACGACAATTCAGGGGCATACCTACTCGCTCGTTCAGGGAGTAACAGAACTCAATCGTACTGGTAATGCTATTCTCGAAAAGGTTACAGGCATCGAGAAGAATACCAAAGAGACAAACGATAAACTCGATAAGATGAGTAACGATGTAAAGAATATGAAGAGTTCGCTCGATAATATCGAGACCAAAGGAATATATATAAAGACCTAAGGCGATGAAAGAGATAAAGGAAGCTCAAAAACAATGGCAGATAGCAAAAGACGAGGCTCAAAAGCAGAAAGAAGAGAGCCTCGAATTTGCCTATGCTCGCAAGCTCTGTGAGTGCAAGATGTTCACAGGCGAGGAGTCTCTCGAAGATATGATAAAGTTGATGTTTTCTGCGAGGGGTGCAGAGTTCTTGACTACATTCGGATTTCCCAATATCGAGACATTCCGCAAGTTCAAGAAGTATAATCCTGAGCAATTCGGTGTATTCATTGATAAGGGCGAGATTACTCTCTCTGATAATCATCGAGTTTTTCTTGTTGGAGATACCTCCGCTACATTGAATTACTCTCAGACTGCTGCAAATCGATTGATTTTGATGCACGGTGCAAAGGCTACGGTCATTGCTTCGGGGTTCTCTGTCGTCAATATCGAGAAAGATAAGACTTCTAATGTATCTCTCATAATTCAAGATAAAGCCAAAGTATTATGAAAGGGAAACTCTATATAGACGGTAAAGATGCTTTCGAGGAATACGGAGTATTCGTTGAGAGGTGGGGATATAAGGCTTTGATACAAATGCCGAGCTTCAAAAGCATAACTACTACCGAATGGGACGAGTATGATGGAGAAGAGCCTGACCTCATAGAGCCTATGCTTGATAGTAAGACTTTCGGAATACAGTTCTGCCTTACCGATATACTCGGTGCAGGAGATTTATATGAGCTAATATCTGATAAAGCGTATCATATATTTCAGTTCTCAGAACTTAAAAAGTCATATAAGCTGCGACTTGTAAGCAATCCGAGTCTATCATCATTCAAGAGTTTAGGAAAGGTAACTATCAACTTCGCAGATGATTTCCCTCCCTATATTCCTAATGAGAACTCAGAATTTGAGCCAACCGAATATAACTATCCTCTTGTAGATGCTCCGTTTGAAAAAGCACCTGAGAAATTCAAGCAAGAGGGGTATATGCTTGATGATATTGACTTCTCCCGATTTGGGGTTTATGTAATCGAGGGGACGGAAGATGCGATACAGAAAGCTCCGAATGTTCGTGAGAACCTCGCTATTAAAGCGAAGAACATACCCGGACTGAAATATGATGATGAGAATGTATTTTATAAGGCTAAGGATGTCGCTGTAAAATTATTCATACACGCACAGGGAATTGAGGACTTTTGGCGGCGATGGTATTCATTCTTTACCGTCTTATTGAAACCTGAACTTCGCAATTTCTATAAAGATACCACATTGGAGGATTTCGATTGCTATTATAAGAGTAATAGTGTTACGAAATTCGATATTCTCAGGAATGGCAATGTTTGGTGTGAGTTTACGGTTACTCTACGCTTCACGAGTAGCAGACCAGAGGCAAACTATATCATTCTTGCAACCGAGGATAATGAGATTGTCCTTACAGAAGAAGACGAGGCACAAATCATATTAAGAGTATAATCTAAAAATATCACGATATGGCAATAAAGAAGAAAATATCAGAACTTCCTGAGAGTACCGACTTCAAAGGATTATGGACTATCGGCGTGAACGCTCTTAATAAGAGCGTGAAGGTATCGCTTGAGTATATTCAGACTAAAATCAATAGTCTTATATCCTCCACGAATACCGCCACTACCGCTGCAAATGAGGCTGCGAGTAAAGCATTGGCATCATCTACTGCTGCCGATAAATCTGCACAAACAGCCGATATAGCAACCTCAAATGCTAACAAAGCTATACAGGCGGCTCAGACTGCAACCAATAATGCGAACACCGCCACTAATGCTGCAAATGAGGCTGCGAGTGATTGCCGAGAAGTGATAGAAGAGGCTCAGCAGACAGGCTCGCTTAATCTTGTGCCTACCGCAATGAGGTTAGATTTTCCCAAAGTCATCACTCTTGGAAATCTCTCAGAGCTTTTCGTTAAAGCGAAACTCTCTCCCGAGAGTGTATATCAGAATGTTTTGTTTCTCGGCGATAACAAAGCTCTTACGATAACGCCTGATGGTCGCATTACTGCGATTGAGAAAGGTCTGAGTACGATACATATCATTCCGACTGCGAATACCGCTCTTTATAAGAGTATTCAGATTGAGGTAATCAATCCTACTTTGCGAATGATTAACACTCGTACACAGCTGCATTTGCTTGGCAATGGCAATTTATTGTTAAACTAAATAATTCAAGCTTTATGGCATTAACGACTACACAAGAGACTGAATTGCTAACCTTATTGGAAGCATTCAAGAATGGCAAACGAACAAGCGATTTGCCTCACGCAACAGGCGATGCTCCTTTCAGCCTGATTACTGCGGTCATTGAGGGTGGAGAGAGCAAACAGGCGAACCTTGCAGCTCTTCTCCCCTATTTAGAGGAGCAATGTGCCTATGGGGTGCAGTTCAATACATCGGTATCTTCTCCGTCTTGCACTCGCATCGGTAATACAGACCTCCATAAATCGTTGCCTATTCATAATAGGATGAAAGGATGCTTACTCGCTGATGACGGTTCGGTTACAGAGTACCTCAATCCTGCAAGTTGGGAGGGGCAAACAAGAGACGGTTCACGAGGTCAGGTAATGGTAGAACTCCCTGCTCATTATCGCAAGTTTGAGACAGAGGGAACAATCCGAAGAGTGAAAATCTCTGAATATCCTCTGCCTGGTTATCATCTCGTGCCGAAACAATATGTATCGGCTTATGAGGCTACCGTGCAGCGTTCAACGACAAAGTTATGCTCGGTGGCTAATAGTGATGCAGATTATCGAGGAGGAGCTAATACTTCGAGCTATGACGGAACATATCGCTCTCTGCTTGGTCGTCCTGCAACCTCTATCAGCAGAACGAATTTCAGAGCTTATGCGAGAAAGAGAAATACCGCTACAACCGAGTGGAATTGTATGACCTATGATATTCAAAAGGAACTTTATTGGCTCTTTGTGATTGAGTATGCTACTCTTAATTCACAAGCAGCCTATAATGCCGCTAAGGATGCAAATGGTTATATGCAGGGCGGTCTTGGCGATGGCGTTACCACTTGGGACGGAACTTCTTGGAGTAATTTCAATGGATATAATCCATTCATTCCTTGTGGTCATACCGATAGTTTAGGTAACGCTTCGGGTATCGTTGCATATACGGTAAAAGACTCAGCCAATGCTGATTTGAAAACATTTAATGTGCCTCGCTATCGTGGCGTTGAAAATCCTTTCGGTCATATTTGGCAATGGACTGACGGAGTGAATGTGCGTATCAGTCCTACATCGGCTAATGGTGGCGATGATTTGAGTAAGGTATTCGTATGCTCAGACCCTGCATTATTCACTGATAGTAGCTATAATGGATATAGCCACGTTGGTAATGAGGCAAGAGCTGAGGGGTATGCGAAATCTCATATATTCGGAGAGTATGGAGAGATTATTCCTGATGCAGTGGGTGGAGGCTCTACCACTTATATGTGCGATTATCACTATACCAATATACCTACGAGCGAGGCTTTGCGTGGGGTTCGGTTTGGCGGTGCTGCGTCTACCGGGGCGGGTGCGGGCTGCGGTTCTGCGAGCTCGCCTTACGCCCCCTCGAGGACGGATGCGACTATCGGTTCTCGCCTTTGCTTTATCCCTGCGAATTAACACGGTACGACACGCCCTCTTTGCCCGAAATATGGCAAAGAGGGGTGTTCTCAAATTTCAAACTAATTAAAAGAATAAGACTATGAGTGAAAGAGAAGATGATGGTTCATTGAGCTTTTTGAATATCCCTCGTGATGAAAATTGCAGGAGCTTCAATTGCGATGAAACAACTCAATCAAAGTTAGTCAATACCTCATTTTGGGTAGTTGATTTTATCGAGGATGTCCCTACGAGATTTAGCAAGGCGAAAGGCATCAAAGGTCAGACTCTTGTAAAGATTAAGCCTGAAAAGGATAGTCCTGATAGTGATGCCAAAAAGTTTTTCACAGGCTCTGCGGATATTCTCTATGTCTTGCAAAAGATTAAAGAGATGAAGAAATTTCCTCGAAAGGTTACTCTAAGAGGTAGCGGTAATAGATATTATTTCGAGTAATGGAGATAAAAGGTTGGTTTACTCTTGTGGGGTTCTGTTTGGCGGTAATGCGAATAACAGGGCGAATGCAGGCTTCGGTTATGCGAACTCGAATAACACCCCCTCGAATACGAATGCGAATATCGGTTCTCGCCAATGATTTTCATCAAGGTTAAGAAATACATCAGAGCAACGACCCTGCCTCTTGGCAAAAAATATAATGACCTCGGAAAGGTGCTGGTAGGCTGATGCTGAAAGCTCCAAGTATGAAAAGCAAAGCATATTCAATGAAAAGGATAGGAAATTTATACGAAAAGATTATATCGCTCGATAATCTCCGTCTTGCTGATGAAAAGGCAAGAAAGGGGAAGTTACACTCTTATGGTGTGAGGGTTCACGACCGTAATCGAGAGGCGAATATCCTTGCTTTGCACGAGGCTTTGAAAAACCACTCTTTCAAGAACTCGGAATATACGACCTTTACCATTTATGAGCCAAAGGAGCGTATCATATTCCGTTTGCCTTATTATCCTGACCGCATCCTGCATCACGCTATTATGAATATATTAGAGCCTATTTGGGTATCGATATTCACAGCTGATACATACAGTTGCATCAAGGGTAGAGGAATACACGGTGCTATGCGTGCCGTTAAGAGAGCTTTGAAAGATAGCGAGAACACACGATATTGCCTAAAAATTGATATTAAGAAGTTCTATCCCTCTATTGACCACAAGATATTAAAAGACATCGTCCGCAAGAAAATCAAGTGCAAAGATACTTTGCATTTACTTGATACTATCATTGATAGTGCAGACGGTGTGCCAATCGGAAATTATCTGAGTCAGTATTTTGCAAATCTCTATCTAACCTATTTCGACCATTGGATTAAGGAGGTAAAGAAAGTAAAATACTACTTCAGATATGCCGATGATATGGTATTTCTCGCAAGCAATAAGGAGGAACTTCACGCCTTACTTACCGATATTAAAGATTATCTCGCTTCGCTGAAATTATCATTAAAAGGGAATGAGCAGATTTTTCCTTTGACTGATAATCGTTCAGATAAGCACGGAAGAGGTCTTGATTATGTAGGGTTCGTTTTCTTTCGGAAACAGACTCTAATTCGCAAAGGCATAAAAAAGAATTTTTGCAAAGCGGCAATCAAACTGAATAGGCGTAAAACAGTCGATGCTAAGACCTATAAGCAAGAGCTATGCAGTTGGTTAGGCTGGGCGAAAGTATGCAATTCAAAGAATTTATTACGAAAAATCATTAAAAGGAAGTATTATGAAACGTGCGTTTTACGATGCAAAGCCTCCAAAGTATGAGGCAGTAGGCAACGGTAGCTATCTTTATCGTTGGAATATTCAGGAAGAGGTTATCAAGAATGAAATGACTTCTTCAAGTGATGAGAATGATGAACCCTCCGAGCGAGTGCAGTATTCGTGCTTTGAGGTAGAGGTTTGGTCGCCTGTGAGCAGTAATAGCATATTACAGGCTGTTCTTGAAGCGAAGTTCCCGAATGGTCGTGAGCAGAAATATATCAACGAATATAACGCTGCGATATTAGGCGTTTATAGCGAGGCAGAAGCCGCTGAAAAGGTCGAGGCGTATAAAGTATTCTTGACAGAGCGAAACGCTCTAAAAACGCAAGTAGATGCCGATTGCAGCGAGTTAGGCATTAAATAAGATTTGAACGATGATTAAAATTCATTATAACGATACTTTTCTTGAAGTTCAGGAGAGCGATAGTAGCTATCGCTATCGCTCTCTTATGCGTAAAACTCAGCTTGTATTAAAGTACTCGTTACCTGAGTATATCGAGATACCTGTTGGAGCGTGGTGCGAATTTCAAGGTCAAAAATTCTTCCTGATGTCCTCTCAGGATTTCAAGAAGAACGGAACTCGTGATATTGAGTACACCCTCACGATGTATGATGATGAGGCTCGACTTGGTCTATACAAACTCCGTAATCCGATAGACCGCCGATTGAAGTTCTCGATGTGTGCGAAGCCTCACGAGTTCTTGGAAGTGATAGTCGCCTATATGAATGAAAGAGATAGCTCAGGGGTGTGGAAAGTCGGTACTTGTATTGATGCGCCTGAAAAGACTATCGAATTTAATCATACTTACTGCGATGAAGCTTTACAGAGCGTAGCAGATGCCTTTGAGACGGAATATGAGAATAATAATCATACTATCTCGTTGAGAAAGGTTGAGTATTTCAAGGAAGACCCTCTCCCTCTCGCTTATGGCAGGGGTAATGGTTTTATGCCGGGTGTAGGCAGAACTACGCAGAGTAATGAGCTGCCGATTAAAAGGCTCTATGTTCAGGGTGGAGAGCAGAATATCGACCGTAGCAAATACGGTTCGGCTGAGCTTCTTTTGCCTAAGAACCAAACTCTCGAATATGAGGGTAGAACTTATAAAAGCGATGCAGAGGGGTACTATATTGAGCGATATGATAAGGTCTCAGATGCGGTCAAAGATGATAGCCTCGACTGCTCGGAAATCTATCCCTCTCGTGTAGGTAAGGTTTCATCAGTTGAGTGTATCAATGCTGAAAAGAACTTCTACGACTTTATCGACCTGACCATTCCTGAGGATTTGAATTTCAATGATTATATCATCGAGGGCGAGACTCCTTATATCCGCTTCCAAACTGGTATGCTCTCAGGAGAAAAGGAGTTTGAATTTACCTATAAGCACGCTGAGAGACGATTTGAGATTGTGCCTCAGGAGATAGACGGTGTTATTATGCCTAATGAGACTTTCAAGCCTGAGGCAGGGGTAGATACTTACGCTGTATTCGGTATAAATCTGCCATACGATAGCGAATATGTTTGCGATAATAAAACTCAAAGGGGTGCTTCGTGGGATATGTTCAGAGAAGCGGCTCGCTATCTGTATGAACACGAAGACCAGAAGTTTACTTTTTCGGGTACTCTGCAATCTCTTTGGGCGAGGAGAAATTGGGCGAATGTCGGAGGTCGTTTGATTGTCGGTGGGTATATTCTCTTTACCGATAATCAGTTTGCGAAAGACGGTATTTCTATCAGGATTGTAGGAGTGAAAGATTTTCTCACTTCTCCATATTCTCCTACTATCGAGATTTCAAACTCGGTATCAGGCTCAAGTCTCAGCTCTCAGCTCAAAGAAATCCAAAATCAGGAGGTTCTCATCGATGATACCAAAAAGAGTATTATCCGTTTCACGAAACGCAGATTTCGTGATGCTCAGGAGACTATGGAGATGCTCGAAGATAGCTTGTTGAATTTCTCAAATTCGATAAATCCTATCACTGTGCAGACTATGGCAGCTCTTGTGGGCGATGAGAGTTTGCAATTCCGATTTGTGAGCAGTCGCACGAACTTGACTCAGGTAAACTTTCAGGTTGATTACAACAATGAGACAAAGCAGCTCTCCTGCCCTCATTCGTTCCTGCAACATATGACAATCGGCATTTCTTCCATTTCAAGCACTCACGCAAGCAATGAGTATAAGATATGGGAGATGAGTGAGTTTCTCTCTGCGGTTCTTGACGATGCTTCAAAGAAGTACTATCTCTATGCAAAGGTAAGCCGAGATAATACCTCAGAAAAGGGCGTTTTCCTGCTTTCTGAGAAGAGTATCGCACTTGATGATGTCTCAGGTTATTATCATCTTTTGGTGGGCGTATTGAACTCGGAATACGAGGGAGAACGAAGCTATGTATCTCTGTATGGATTTACCGAGATATTGCCTGGTCGTATCACTACCGATAAGATTGTTTCGGGTAATGGAGAGAGCTTCTTCGATATGGTGGCCAACTCTATGAAGTTGGGCGATGTTCTCGATTTCAATACACAGGGAGACGGGAAACTGCGACTGAAAGGAACGCTCGTTCAGAGTCAGAGTGGAATTGAAGCTCCTATGGGTGTTTATCGAGGGGCTTATAATTCAGGCTATACCTACTATCAGGGCGATGAAGTGAGCTATTTTGACGGTAATTTTACTTCAACTTATCGATGCACTTCTGCAACTCCTATCAAGGGTATAGTTCCGACTAATACAAGCTATTGGGAGGTTATTGCTCAGGGTAGCAAAGGCGATGACGGAGTAGGAATAAACACGGTAGAAGAGTTCTATTTAGTTTCATCTTCTGCAACAGGTGTAACTACATCTACGAGCGGTTGGAAGACTACTTTGCAGACAACCACCGCAGATAAACGCTACCTTTGGAATTATGAGAAAATAACCTATTCTAATAGCGAAACTGTCTCATCAACTCCTCAGGTAATTGGAATGTATAGTGAGGACGGAAGAGGTATCAAGAGTATTACCGAGTATTATCAAAGAAGTACATCGGGCAGTACCGCTCCTACCTCTTGGCTCACTTCACCTCCTGCATTGACATCTACCTATAAATATCTTTGGAATTACGAGGTTGTAACCTATACCGATGATACCACCTCTCAGACCGAAGCGGCAGTTATTGGTATATATGGCGATAAGGGCGATGACGGAGTAGCAGGAGATTATTACGAGTATCGATATGCGGTCAATGGTTCAACCTCTACGCCTCCCTCATTATCGAATACGAGCCGTAATCCGAGGGGTTGGATTACCTCAGTTCTGAGTGTCGGCAATCTGCAATACCTTTGGCAGATTGTGGCGAAAATATCAGGAGAGAATGACTCTCTATTGACCAATTGGAGTACGCCTGTGAGGATTACCCCCTATGACGGTAAAGACGGAGCAAAGGGAGAAAGCCCTGCAATGATATTTAGAGGTCCTTATAATAGCTCTAAGCTCTACTATGGCAATAATATCCGTCTTGATTGTGTAAAGTATGGTAGTGAGTATTATATCGCTCGTATTGATGCAGATACTATTGCTGCGAATAATGGCACTACTTTCAAAGATAAATTGCCAACGGATACAAACTATTGGAATACCTTTGGAGCTTCTTTTGAGAGTATTGCGACAGACCTTTTGTTGGCTGAGAATGCGAATATAGCAGGTTGGATATACCGCAATAGCCGTATGGAGAGCCAAACGACTGACTCAAATGGTAATCCTATGGCATATCTTGACGGAGTAAAGGGTTCGGTTAGATTAAAGGGAACTATACAACATTCAACTGGAACAAAAGGAAATTACTCCGATGTAGATATATTCTTCCTCCCTGCTATAACTTCTGATAAATCAATCGGTATGGGTTGTGAAATCGAAGATATTGGCAAAGTGTGTAGATTATTCAATTCTTCTCCATTTGGTGGTGCAAGTTATAAGGTATCTTGTAACGAGTTTGTGGTTTCAAAGGATGGATTTTGGACTTCATCATCTATGGGAGGTTATGTAGCGTTAGTCAAGCCTCAGGAAATTGTCGAAATGACTTGCTTTGCATACAAAGATGAGGATGATACCGCTGTTTATGGTCGCTGGGAGATTACGAGTCGTTTTAATCAAGAGTCGTTCAATCAAAGTGATGCCAAAGGTCGTTTCCCTCGTGCGCTTGCGATTGGGCGAATAGGGCATAACGGTTCAGCTGCTACGCTTTCGGGATATTGGTATGACGGGCGTTCTTTGAGTAGCGTATTAAGTCTATCAAGGAGTTCAGCAGGAGTGTATAATCTCACGATGAAAAATGGAGAAACCCTGCCATCAGGTTGTATAATTTTCTGCACAGGTCAAGATACCGCTTGTCGTTACGGAACTATATCAAATCTCACAACAAGCGGATTTACGCTGACGATTTCCGATGACTCTTCGGCTAATGAGGGATATGTAAACATTATGATATTAGACCCTTATTGGTGGTATAACATGAATTAACAAGAACGCACCCTGCGGCATCTGCCTCGGGGTGTTTCTTATTATACTACTATAATAAGCTAATAATCAATAATATAAATACGATTGGCAAAATAAGATGTTTTTAGAAGGCTTATTTTATCTCGTAGAAAAGATAATTTTTTTACCTCAAAATAGTACCTATTAGGCACTATTTGACTACCTTTGTAGCAAATACTTAGCGAATATGGAAAATATCCCTGAAATTTTAGTTGCGATTGGTGGTATTATATCGGCTATTGCAACGCCTCTTGCGGCGTGGTTCGCATATAATCAATATGCCAAAAACAAGCTCACAGACCTTAAAATTGAGCAGTACAAGAATGAGCAAGAGGCGAAGAGTAAGCGGAGGGCTGACAACTCTTCAATTGTATATGGGGAGCTTCATACTATTCTGCACGAGCTTGATGCCGACCGAGTGTATATAGTGCAGCCGCACCCTCTCGGGAATGAGAGTCTGCTGAGTATCTATTATGAAGTGAAGCGAAAAGGCGTTGAGCCGATGAAGCCTCACATTCAGAACCTCCATATTGCTGATGTTGCAAAATTCAGCTCAGACCTCGTAAAGAACCTATTTCTTTATATCACCGATATAGAAGAACAGGTATCTGATAAGTATGCGAAAGCTATGCTATCAAGTTACGGTACTGAGGCTGCAATCGTAAAGAGATTGAGCGATAATACTCACGATTGGGTAGGCTCGATTTTCTGTGAATTTACAAGACCGATGCAAGTATCAGAAGAGGAAGCTCGTGAGGTTCTGCATCGCTCGGCAATGAATATCCAATACTTATTACCTGAATACAAATGAAAGTCGTAATCTTAGGAACGGCTCACGGCTCGAATGTCGCAGGGAAACGCTCTCCTGACGGATTATTCAGAGAGTTCCGTTATAGTCGTGAGGTTATCAATCTTATTAAGCCTAAACTCGAAGCTGCGGGATATGTTGTGTATATTGATATTCCTGAGGATATTGTTCCGATGCCTCAGTCTGCGGAATTGAAGAAGAGAGCATCGATTGTCAATAGTCTATGCGATAGATACGGTACGGATAACTGCATCTATGTAAGTATCCATATCAACGCAGCAGGAGCTGAGGGAAAATGGCTCGGTGCTGGCGGTTGGTGTGCATATACCACCGTAGGAACGACTAAATCTGATGCTTTGGCAGAATGTCTCTACGATGCAGCAGAGGAGGAAATGAGAGATTATACCAACATTATGGTGCAGGGCAAACTCTCAGGACACTATACCACTCAGCAGAGACCTATCAGAACCGATAAAGTGGACGGAGACGATGATATAGAGTCTAACTTCTATGTATTGAAGCATACCAAATGTGCTGCGGTTCTAACCGAGAACCTCTTTCAGGATAATAAAGTAGATGTTACTTACTTGATGTCAGAGAAAGGCAAAGAGGCTATCGTAAATCTCCATATAAAAGGAATTATCAAATACCTATCAAAATGAAAAAGTTACTTAATTTAATCGCTCTTATTGCGATTTTTCTCACGATGCAATCGTGCAGTAAGAAACTCTACCCTCCGTCTATCGTAGAAACAAGAGACTCGGTAAGGGTTGAGACCAAAGTTATTATCAAGACTGAGAAAGATACGGTCTATATCGAAGTTCCTGCTCAAAGTGCAGAACGCACAACTCAGGATAGTACCTCTCATCTCGAAACAGACTTTGCGACCTCCGATGCTCGAATAGAGCAGGACGGTTCACTATTCCACGACTTGAAGAATAAGCCGCAGAAAAGACCTGCCGAGACCGAGAAGCAAATTATTGTACGAGACTCGATTATATATAGAGATAAAAAAGTCGAAGTTCCTGTGCCTGTCGAAAGAGAATTAACTTGGTGGGAGCATACTTCGATTAAATGGTTTCCTTACTCACTCGTTGCATTACTCGCCGCTCTTGTAATCATATTCAGGAAACCTCTCTTTGCATTGATACGAAGATTTATCTAACTATTTGGCTGTCTGCTAAAAAATATATACCTTTGTCGCAGCTGATTTCAGTTGCCGATAAAGCGACTTTCATCAGTTGCGTTGAATACCCCTCTCAATGTCTGAAAAATCAGCTTTGAGAGGGAATTTTTATATATTTTGTTACCAGCTTGTTACTCAATGATTATTATATGATACTTAAATAATTGTAATTCATATATTTATATGATATACCTTACATTTTGCATCGG